CGTTATCAATGCTTTTAACTGACGAAGGCGCAGATTTTCTCGCTGAGCAGTTCGCAGGCGTTATTGATAACATCAACAAAGGCGCCCTCTCTATGGGCTTAAAGAACACAGATCTTTCCGGTGATCCGACAACCGGTACAGTAACCGCTAAGCGCTTTGCTAATGCGCAGGCACAGGACTACGGTACTGCACGTGCCGCAGGTGCGGGCAATAAGGTAAAGAGCAAGGACGTAAAGGTTGCTATTGATAAGGACAAGGAGTTCGTTGAGGAAATTGAAGGCAAGGACGTAAGCCTTCACCCCGTACGTGACGTTGTAGGCCGTAGAGCTGCTAACCACGTACAGCAGATGATTACACTCCTTGACCGTGAATTTTTTGCAAAGGCTGCAGCTAACGGCACAATCGTAGAGGTTGACCGCACCGCTGGCATTGAAGAGCAGCTTGAGCAGCTTATTCAGGAGTGTGAAAACACTCACAACCAGTTTGTTGACGGCGTTGACCGTGCTCTTATGGTAAACGTTCTTTCCACAAACTATTACGGCAAGGTTAGAAACAACCTTGACAAGCAGGTACGTGCAAACGTAGACACTTCCGACGAGGAGTTTTACACTTGGCACGGCGTAGAGACTGCTTCTTGCACTCGTCTCCCAGCTGATATCGAGGCTAGCCTTATGGTCCGTGGCGCTGTTGCACAGCCCGTAATGGCAGTCCAGTACGCTGCAGAGAAGATTCCGCTTTCAAAGGCTATCGGCATTGAGCTCTTCTTTGATTACGGTACTGAGGCTGTAACCCCTGACCTTATCTTTATCATTAAAAAGACTAAGGTAGCTGTTACTCCTAAAACTGCTACCGTAGCAGCTAACGCTACTACTACTCTTGAGGTAGCTACTGTTCCTGCAAACGCTACTGTAACTTGGAGCTCAAGCGACGAGACTAAGGCTACTGTAGCTAACGGCGTTGTTACCGGTGTTGCAGCTGGTACAGCTACAATTACTGCAGCTATCACTATCGGCTCTAAGACCTATACTGATACTTGCACCGTAACCGTAACAAGTGAATAAGCAATAACAACTCAGGAGGTAAAGACTAATGAAAAGATTTTTTAACAGCGAATCCGGTAACGTTGTATGCACCGAAAACCCGACTACTATCGCTCTTATGGAGGGCTCCCCGGCTTACGAGGAGCTTCCGGACGAAGAGCCGGCTATCGTTGTACCGGCAGCACCGAAAAAGGCTACTAAAAAGAAATAAGGAGCTCAGCTATGGCTTACACCGACTTTAATTTTTACACCGAATCGTATTTTGGCGAGACACTTGACGAGAACAATGCGCCTCGTTATCTTGAACGCGCCAGCGACGAAGTGGACACCTTAACGCACCGTAAGCTGGAGGGAGCTTTTCCCGTTATTAACGCGGACGCCGTAAAGGTAAAAAAAGCGGTGTGCGCAGTCGCTGACGTTCTCTACCTCGTTGACGACTACCGAAAAGCGGTAGCCCTGCAGAAAGCAGCCGACGGAACGTACAGAGGCGCCATATCCTCTATATCGTCCGGGCGTGAGTCAATATCTTATTCAATCGGTACAGCTTCCTCCGCCGTGGCAGCCGCTGCGGCGGACGAGTCTAAATTGAACGCTTTAATTGCTAATACAGCGGCAAAATACCTCGCAAACGTGCCCGACGCAAACGGTATCAATCTGCTCTATGCGGGCAGGGGGTGATATGGTATGTACAGCGAAGCAATAACCCTGTTTAATTACCATAAGGCGAGTAATTCGTGGTACCCGTCCGTTATTCGCGGCGTTGATTTAATTGACGTTCGCTCAAAAAGAAACTCCGCAACGGTAACCAGTAATGCTGATACTGCGGAAATTCTTATTAATTGCGAGGCAGACAAATCGCTGCAGACTGACACGGGAGCAAAGAGCTACACGACGGACAAAGAGTTCCAGAGATGTGCAGAGCCGCAGAACTGTTACACCTTCACAGAGGGTAAAGATTTCATTTACCACGGTGTCTGGCCTACTTTAACGCCTATCTCAGACAATGTGGGCGTTGACTCGGGCTTTTTCCAAAGCGTGAATGACAACTACTCAGGTGTTTATAAAATTAATTCTGTGGCGTTCTACGGCTTGATTCCGCATTTTGAAATAGGCGGGCGCTAATGGCCGATAACATCATACACTTACCGTCGTTTTCCTATGTCAGCGCAAATATAAACTGTAATATTAGTTTTGACCGTACAAATAACAACCTTGACCGTGCGCAGCAGTGGCTGGGTGATCGCGTTTTAGAGGATTGTAAACCTTATATGCCTCTTTTAACCGGTGCTTTTCAGCAGCTGTCTACGGTCCTTAGTGGTGGCCGTGAGGTCCTGTTCCCGGGACCGTACGGGCGCTTTCTTTATATGGGTAAGGTTATGGTTGATCCTGATACCGGCAGTCCGTGGGCGCGCGCAGGCGCTAAAAAGGTCGTTACTGACCGTGATTTAACGTTCAGCCGCCCGGGCGCAACGGCTATGTGGTTTGAAGCGGCAAAGGCTGCTAACTGCGATTACTGGGTAAAAGGCGTTCAAAGAATAGCAAACGGAGGCTAAATTATGGCACAAACACAATTAAGAGCTGACGTTGACGGTGATAAGCGCATAAGTAAAGTGCTCGTTGACCTGCTTAATACGTTTCCCGGGCTTCCTTCCGGTAAGACTATTGCGTTTAGCACTCTTGAAGAGACGTCTGGTATGGGCGTTTTTCCTTTAAGTGGTGCTGCAATTCTCACGCATAAGGAAAGCATTACCGGGCACGTAAGGCAGACTTGCCTTTACGCCTTTGCGATTATCTACCGAGCAGCTCCAGCAAACGAGGACCAGCGCTTATATATTAAAGAGTGGCTTGATTCCCTCGGTAAGTGGCTGGAACGCGCACCGGTAGAATTATCCGACGAGACGTATCAGCTTGAAGCTTACCCTGCAACAAATGATAGCAGGGTGATTAAGAGCATAGCACGTACTCAGCAAGCTAACTGTGACCGCGTTTACGAGGACGGAGTTGAGGACTGGGTGCTTAGGTGCAGTCTTAATTACACAAATGAATATGATACTTAAAGGAGTGAATATTTAATGATTGAGCGTAAATATCTTGCACACTATATTGACGCTAACTTCGGTACGGGTACTCCGAACTATGTACGCCTCGGCGCAGACCTTGAGGAATACAACGAAGAGCTCAACCCGGACATTGAAGTTGTTAAGAATATTCTCGGTGAACAAAAGGTAAAGCACAACGGCTACGAAGTGTCAAGCGAAGTAGATCCTTATTATGCTGAGTTTGACGATCCGTTGTTTGAAAAGCTCTGGGATATCGCAAATCTGCGTTTGACAGGCGACGCTTGTAAGACCACAAAGGTTGACGTACTTGTTGACGCAGAAGGCGCTGTAGTGTCTGCTTACAGAGAGGACGTTTACGTCGTTCCTAATTCGGTAGGTGGCGACACTTCCGGAGTGCAGATTCCGTTTAGCGTTAACAACGCAGGCAACAGAGTTGAGGGATCCTTTGCAATCGCTACAAAGGCCTTTACTCCTTCGCAGGCAAACGGCTAAGTTAACCGAGGCACAGCAC